ATGTCGACGCGCTGGGGGCGTCCTGAACGCTCCAAGTGGTCTTCGTCAAGAACAGCTGGTGTCAAGTGCCGGAGATTTTGGTCTCCTACACTTGTCCTCGATGCTCTCAAGAAGTACTTGAGCAGAGCGCCATGACCGTCGATATTATTTCGCGGCGGTCGACCGGACACGACGTACCCCCGAACCACGGGGGTATGTGTATTCCTGTCAATGTTCTCGACTTGGTAGCCGAGAACAGAATGGCGACCTTGCACAGGAGAAGATACAGCGACAACCGGATAGTATTTTATTACCTTCCGGATTAGCTGATCTAGCCATGCGCACGTCTCCCAGTAACCAGCCCAATAGAGCTGGTTACGCAAGGATATGAGCGATATGACCTCCTGAGCGTCCCTCCGATGTGTTGGAAACACACGACGGACCTTGACGATACTAACGTCATGACCGTCGTAGTATTCCTTCCCGCAAGACTCACGGAATTTACCATTCCAGAAAGACTTGCGCACATTCACAACAGCCCCAAAAGTCTGAAGTGATGTGACAACGGAGTCCACTACGTTTACGGGGACGATAATATCATCCCCGTAAACACGCACCTGGCCCCGAAACCAATTTATTAGTTTCGGGGTAAGGGGAGTGTTGAGCTGCTGTTCGATCCCGTGGAAGATGCACGTCAAAAAGACGGCCGCTTCGACAGGAAACGTCAGAGCTGAACCCATAGAAGCGTACTTGGCAAGGCGAATAACGCCATGTCCTTGTACATCAGCTTTCCGAGATCGGCAAGCATCGACTGCCCCATGCAAATGGGGGAAATCGAGAAGCATATCTCGGACCAGCTGATTCGAAACCCTATCGGATGCTTCGCTCATATCGAGCGTAGCGAGGTTCCCATTAAGGGACCCCTCACGGGCCATACGCTGGTTAGGCGTCTGGTCTGTGAATCCGAGAAAGTCACGGAGCCAAGGAAAAGTTCCTGACTCCACGCCTTCATAGAACTCCGCCCTTAGAGCTTGCTGCACATATTGCATGTGCGTAGGCTCAATGGCGATAATTCTTGGGGTTTTGAGCGTCTTAGGCACGGAAACAACCCTCACGGGCTGTTCCGCACCGGGTTCCTGGAAGTGCACCGACTCCAGTTGGTCATAATATGACCACGACGTTAAGGCCAACTCGCCGTAAGGCAAGATAGCCTCTAAACGTTCGGTCCAAGTAGGCAAACTATATTTCTGGTTTCCCAGAAGTTTGTCTGCCGTGGACCCTGGACCATGCGCTGGAATTAGATCCAGATCGAAGACCTTACGGTCCAAGTCCTGGAACAATCCAGTAAATAGCATGTTTGAAATTCGACGGAAGTCGGACTGAAGAACTTCATCAGACCGATACTTTTTGTCGAACTGGCGCACTTCCATGTCACACTTAACGAAATCAGACATGGCCTTGGATTCCCTTGCATCGCTGCAGGGGACCAAGATCTTGCCAAACATCAACGTAAGTTGACGGATAGCAAGAATTGCATCCACGTCTGGATCGTTAAGCAACACTCCACCACCACGGTCGAACACACGATCGAGGAAACCTCCGAGAAATCGGGGGAGACCTCCTTTCCACTGGAATCCAGTGAAAAGACTGCGATCGACATAACCTCGGTCAAGACTTCTTTCGAAGTCTTTCCCGAAGTTAGGTAGGGTAATCGTCAGAAATGACAACCCCTCGTGTTTGACACGACCCTGGACAGTTTTAATGTCCATGGTGGCGCTAGTGCAACATCTAGTAGCGGATTCCTCCGCTACCCTTTTCCAGAGCAACATTAGGCTTTTCAGAAGCCCTCCTTAAATAGAGGTTTACTTCTCCATAGCCTAATGACCGTTGACTCTACCAGCCAATGAATGCATCAGGAACGCATCCATCGCTGGCAGAAACCGCGTAGATAGTAAGGTTAGCCCACGTTACCGCAATGGCATAGTGGACTTTGATCGCAAACTTCTTGCGGTCATCGCGCCGACGTGCCCTCTTACGAGTACGACGTTCGGGTTGATCCCTACGACTACGATCAGCTTTCGCCACCGAGAACTTTGGTGACGATCGCGTTAGTCGACGCAGACAGCTGGGCATTGAAGCCCACCCATGCTGCGACAGCCTCGGCATTCGTGTACCCGTAGCCAACCTGCGGCATGTCGAAGACGGTGTAAACCGACATCGACTGCCTAATGTTGGCAGAGGTAAACGGATCCGGGCTGACTTCCGACAGGTTCAACCGCAGAGAGTGTCGCTGCCTCTTCCCATAGGTAGAGGAGAACACCTCTTCGATCAGGCCATCGTTACTGCGGTATGTGGACGAGCCACCCTGGGTGTTAACCCGGGGCAGCGACGTCGCAACACCGCTGATAGTGATGGACTGTGGGTCGGTCAGTGCCATTAGGCATTGCTCCTTATCTGTATCAACCGGATAGAACCGGAGGATACATTGGTGTTTGAACGACAGTGTTTTCACTGTCTGTCAACGCTTGGAAAGTCCAAGCGCTGCCAGGATGGCGAGTTGGGAGGGAGACAAGTCCTCCCACTTAACGCCAAATCCATAGGGGTTTGCACGAATTCTCTTCTTAGTCTCAGTGACCAAGGTGAGATTCGCTAGTGGCAGCTTATTCCCGGCATTCCAGCTAGGAAAAGCTTGCGACATGACAAAGGTATCCTTAACGATGGTATGTTCCATCAGATACCCATATCGCATAACCTGACCGTCTTGAACCCGATTGGAAATATTGGTAAGAACATCACCAGTATTTCCGAACCAGTCAACGGCCCAGCTCCAGGGGGCTAGGTTCCAGAGAACTTCTGGCGTAATGGCAATGCCGAATAACTTATCGGCCATAAGGGCATACTTACTCATCACACTCCGGGAGTCATATCCGGAGGGAAGATAGTAAGTGAAGGCCCCTGAAAACCATTTACGGCGTGTGATCTCACGCACGCGAACCCAATCCCCGTAGGGCGCAACAGCATTCAAATCACTGTCATTCGGCCAATACTTGGCATTCGAAGAACCGTAATTTGTTTCGCTGCGCTCTACACTGACAGGGAAGTTGTAGCGTCTCCTGACAACCTTTCCAGCGTCACGTTCGTACTGGGTGAGAACCCGGTCGGCGTGACGAACAGCATGCGCAAACTTGCGCATATCTGAAAGGAGAGGTTGCCAGCCAAATACGACGTTGAGGTACTCGCTCCCGAGGGAGCGAAGACCATCAACATCGTTCTTGGCTTGTTGACCAGGGATAGTTGGAAGACCATCCTTGAGCAACTCACCAAGAAAGGTAGAGACGTCTGCAACTGAGTTAGTAGGCGAACACCTGGCAATAGCAGTGGCCCCATCCTTCTCTAGCGTTTTATCGCTAGAGGAGTGGTCGGGCGGAAACTGCAACGGCCAGGGAACGTTCGCTGGGACGCTCAATAGCGGACCACGATAAGTGGTCCACTTATAGAGCGGTCGGGGGTAGTTCCCGGTAGCGAAGAAGACACTGTCTCCTCCGCCCATCTCCACGTAGTTACGTGTAGAAAAGAACGCCCCTCCCAGATCACCCTTAAATTCTCCACGTTTTATAGTGTGGAAAGGGTGTCCCTCCGACACAGTTGTCTGTGTCCCAATTAGCGGTGGCCAAGGCCAAGTCGTTGTGAGGATTGGTCCTCCAAACGACTCGCGTCGCGATCTAATAGACTGTAATGAAACAGGTATTGGATAACG